GACATTATATTAGTTTGAGCTATAACTCTTATTGACATGGTAAAAACCCCTTATTCTATTTTTCATTTTATTTGTTGTTAATGGTTCTACTACAGTTCCATATCCAGCACCAGTATGTAATACATTATTATCATCTATCATAACACCTATATGAGAAGGAATACCTTGTACATCTATAAGTACAATACAACCCTCAGAAGGAATATCTACTTTCTCACCTAAAATTAAAGGAGATTCTTTTTTTATAATTTGTTCCATCTTATCTGAATTAAATATATCTTCGGCAGAACTAAGCAGAGGTAATTGTATTCCATGTTCCTCTAGCATATATAATCTAACTAACCCCCAACAATCACATCCTGTAAAATCTCTACCTTGAGGTCTGAAGGGTATTGCTATATAATCATGTTTAAGCATAACCCAACCCTGGGAAATCCGTAGTATTCATTGTATTACCTCCTAGTTGATATTCTAATATATTAGGTTTACTCACATTTAGTGTTATGGTTTCTGCTGTTATATTAGCATTTATCATTTCTAGTTCAAATTTACCTATCTCTGGAACAAGAGGTGTATCTGAAAAGGCTAACCATAAGCTAACAGGAATTGGTGTACCTAATGTAGACCTAACCATAGCTGTTATTTCTCTATCAATATTAGATATTACTAACTGTGTAGCGTATTCATAACTACCTTGCTTTTTAGGTAATACAAAGCTGAAACTAGATGCGGTATAACCTGATACATTTACAGGGTTATTTACAAATTTATATATTGTATTATTGTATGTAACTTCGATAAAAGAAAGTAAAGCTCTGCTAGATACTGTTTTTATTGATTCTTGTTTTAATACTTCTGTACTCATTCATCCTTCCTTATGTTTGTGTTAATAATACCATTAAATTAAGTGTTAATATCCATGTAGTACCTGATAAAGGTTTCCATGTTCTTGTCATAATAAATGCTTCTACTGTGGTTGCAGTAGTTTCATATGTTGCTGTTGGGAAATCAACAGGAAGTACACCAAATTTTAAATCATTTGTTAGAAAATTATCAAATATTATTTTTTGTGCTGTTGTATACTTCATAGAAACAACTAAAGGCATATACCCAGCAGTTGCTTTCAATCTTCTCTTGAATACCCCTCCAGAGTCGGTGGGTGATTGTAATATTAAATCAGGATAACCCTCATTATAATCATCTTGTAAGTATGTTGTAGGTAATCCTGCTTTCCATGTTATTGCCATATATTATTCTCCTTAATGTCCTGTAGATACTGGTGTTCCTCTATTAGCTAGACCAGACCCGGCTTTAACTGCCATAGCTGTGCTACTTGTAATATCTCCAATTATAGCTTTTATATCATAACCCCCATTAGGATTTCTGACGGTTTCAACTTTAGATGATTGTCCTGTTGTATTTACTATAGTAACCTGTGGAGGAGTAGAACCAAGAGACCTTGAACCTCCTGCTGGAAGGGTGGTATCTTTAGTTAAATCTGTAGGTAATGCTTTACTTGCTTCTTCTTTAGTTGTGGATGTTGCCTCATCAACTTTGCTTCCTAAGTAACCAGAATATACACCTGTAACACCTCCTAATGCTAGAAGAGAAACTCCTAATGCAATAGATTCTGGAGTACCCTTAATAATCATTTGTAGACCTGCTGTAACAAACATGGTACTAATAGCAGAGGTCATATCTGCAACCATTCTTGCCATAGTTATACTAAATGATTCTCCTTCATCATTAAATCCTCCAAGTGCTTCTCCCATTTGTCTAAATAATTCCACGGACATAGTTGCAGCAGATGATTGTAGTAGATTTAAGTAATCATTTGTTATATCATACATAGGGGACATTGTATTAAAAGCTTCTTTCATCTCTTTTTTATATTCTTCAGATAGTGCTTTTTGTGCTTCTAATATAGCTGTGGTAGTTTTTAAATAATCTTCTACTGTCCCACCTTTATTAAAATCATCTAAAGCCTCTTTTTTTATCTCTCTCAATGCCTGCATGTTTTTGACATAAGCTTGTTGTAATTTTTGAGATTCAGTTTGCCCAGCATCCCCTCTAATACTGTCTATATCAGACAATCTTTTTCTAGCTTCTGTTTCTAAAGTTAATTTTTTCTCTAATGCGTATTCTTCTTCTAGTTGCATTTTTCTTTTTTCAAAATAACTATCAAAAGCTACAGCCAATTCCTCTCTTAAAACACCATACTTACTCCATGCTTCTTCTCTTATCTTGGCTTCTTCATATTCTAACTGTATCAAAGCTTCTTGTAATTCAGCATCATCTTTATCAACATTCATTAGCCTATTTTTTAATTCAAATTCCCTCTCTAGGTTTTTTAGGTATTCTGCTTTTTTATCTGCTTTTTGTTTATCTGCTTCAGCTTTTGCTTGAGCCTCTATAAGGGCTTTTGCTTCCTCTCCTAATTTTAACAATCTTTCTTCATTTTCAGATTTAGATTTATACCAATATTGTTCCGAATCTATAAGAATTTGTAGTGTTTTTATTCTTTCTGTTATTCCTTTAACATAATTCTCATTATCTTTAATCTGCTCTTCAGATAATTTAGTAAAAGGTAGGGGTCTATGAGGTAATACTTGTAATTCTAATGCTGACTGTTCTTTTGATAATTCTATCCTTGCTTGAGAAATAGCATCTCGCATTGTTCTCACAGAGGTTTCTGTAAGTGTTTGCTCATCAAATAAGTTATTTATTTTTGGAAAAACTTCTTCAAAAGCATTTTGCTTGCCAAAATAATCTTCTATTTTTCCTACAAACTCTGTAAGTTTTGTTTCATTTAATATAGATGCCCACATTCTTACAGAACCTTTAGCTATTTCACCATATGTGGCATCCCATGTAGTTTTGAATTTCTCAATAACTCCAATATCTCCTGCACCCATAGCTCTAGCTACACCACCAATCTCTCTTTCCAATTCTGCTATAATAACCTGTTGCGCTCCTAGAACATCATTGGCTTCCATAAGAGTTTGTATCTGATTTTTTTGCTGTTCCGTAAAACTAATACCAATACGTCTTAATCTTCCTATACCTTGTATTGGGTCATTTAAAGCTGTTCCTAATTGTACCATAGACTGTTGTAAATCTTGTCCAAATACAGTAGACATATTTAGTGCTTGTTCTATAGCATCAGGAAACACAGCATTACTTAGTTGTGTAAATGTTGCTCCTATTTTAGCTGCACTTCTTATTACATCATCATCTATTCCTATTAGGTCTCTCCATTCATGAGCCAAATCTGAAATCTGGTCAAATGTCATTCCTATAGAATGGGTTGTTGCTTGTAGAATAGCCTGAAGTTGCTTTTGCGATTCAAATTCAAATTTATATACATTATATAACTCACCCATTCCATTTAATAATGTAGAGACTGCCTGCTGTGCTAAATAATATCCAGCAGCAACTTCTGTTAAAGAAGAAGATAAAAGTCCTTTTGTTTTTGCAGACTCTTTTTCCTGCTTATCTAAATCTTTTGTGGATTTGGTGACTTTATCTAATTCATCCTTAGCTTCCTTACCACCTTTAGCTTCTACTAATATCATTAACTTAGCTATATCTGTAGCCATAATTATTATCTCCTTATATATACATTATACCATATTGGGAAAAAATAAAGCACCCATCTCTAGGTGCTTCCATATTTATCTCTTTAACATTTCTGCTATATGACTTTCAACTGTTTTATGAATAATAAATAGTAAATCTATTTCCCAAGATTCAAACTTTATACCCATAACTTCTTCAAATGCCTTTATCTCTTGAAATGTTATTTCTGTTCCTCTGAATTTAGACCAATATAAATCAAATATATATTTAGCTTCTTCAGGAGGGTCTGTATTATCTAGTCTTTTATCTCTGACCTTATGTTGTTTTTCAATATGTATTAACTCATTATATAATACTATACCGTTCTTATCAGGAATAAAAAGTTCAGCAAATAGTTTCGCAGAGGTTTTTGTATCCTCTGCTAATTGCCTAAAAAATTAGCACGATTCCAAACAAAGGAATTTATCTGTTCTCGTATCCATGTGTATTGTGTTAATACTTTTATAATATTGTCATAATCACATTTAAGTTTTTTATCATCAATTAAGATTGTAGAGGTATCTTTCCCATCTTCTGTTTCTCCCCAACCTGTAATTAAGTGAGCTAAAAATGCTACATCTTCAAGTTCTGATTCCTCAAATGATTTCTCAGTATTCTTACCTGCAACCTTATCATTCATCATCTGCATCTGTGCTTCTCTAAAGAATTTTCTGTATGTATCAGAATCTCTTCCTAACACATTAAAAAAAACAGGTAATTCTGTTTTTCCATCAGCAGGTGATTTTAAATAACATTTTGCACCTTTATTAGCATTTCTCTTTACATCAAATTTTCCTAAATCCATTTCCTTCCTTCCTTTATATAAACCCTCATTTTATAGAGGGTGTTTTATTTACACAACTATTTTAGTAACCTTTACTGTTGCCCCTGTAACAGAATCTTGTAAAGCTTGGAAAGGCATTGTAACCATAACCACTCCCTCTCCATTAACAGGCATATCTGCACTAGAATATTTAACTCTAGGTAATAAGAATGTGTATCCATTTCCTAAGTTATCTAACAGTGTAAATTCAATACTTGATTCTGTTTCATTTGCAAATTTATCAAACATTGTGGAGTTTTCAAAATATATTACTACAGAACCTGTAACATTACATCTTCCATCAATTATATCTGTAACAGAATCATTAAATAATGCAAAAAGGGTTTCAAGACCATTAGTTATTGTAATATTCATAGAAGAAACATAACCTATAGTGCTTCCACCTTCTTTTATACTTCCTGTATATGAATCAAATAACCCACCTTGTCTAGGTTGTACTACACTATCTGCTATTGTTGCTACACCTACAGTGTAAGTTCTTCCCATAAACTCAATAGAACCTGTTACTTGAGAATTAGATTGGAGAGATAATGATAAGGTATTAGGACTCATACCTCTATACACCTGATAATGCCCTCCAGATACAAACCCTTTTTCAATAGTATAAGAATATAATGTTTTACCATTTTTTATTTCTGAACCATCTAAAGCTGTAAACTCTGTATCACTCTCTAAAACTCCTGCAAGGAAATCTTCAAAATTCTCATAAGACAATTCAAAATTGATTGTTCCTGATGTTTGCTTATTACCCAACTTCATATCAGTGATTCCTCTATCAGCTCTCAATTCTGCTGACGTAAAAGAATCTCTTGATAACTGAAAAGTATCTCCTGTGGTTCTCATAAGCTTCATAGCAGGGTTGACAGGGGTTACACCTGGGGTCACTTCTTTTATATAGCTCAAATCTCTATCTGAACCTCTTAATTTAGCCATCTATTATTCTCCTTAATTTATTGTCATATCACATGACCAATATACAGTTACAGGTACTAAGTACCAGTTGTCATCTTGAAAACCTTGAGCAGGTTCACATTTCTCTATAAATATTTCATAACCGTTTCTAAGTAACTTAGTTCCAGGTTTGAATTTCAATCCTATTTCTTGGGCGTAATTCAATGCTCCAATTCTTCCTTCATTTAAAGGAACTCTTATGTTTATCTGATACATACCAAATTTTCTAACTTCTCCTGCACTACCTAATGTAGTATGTAAACTATCGTTTGGCATATATGTTTCTTCAAACCATGTATCACTAGCAGTAAACTCTTTTTTGGTATTCTCTGATACGATATTATTTACTAAACTAAAACCATCTTTAAGGTGTAGAACTAAAGCTATTGGTACTACTGTTTCATCTATCATATCTACTCCTTAATTAAATCTAACTCTATCAAAAGACATATTAGCTATCTTTTGTATATTCTTCCTAACCATTCCATTAGGAGCTTTTTTACTGTAATTAGGTATGTACTCTATTTTTGTAACATACTCCCAACCATTACTTAAATAATATGTATGAATACCTGTAGAACTGCTATCTGGGTCATCTGTAAAAAGATTAACAGCTTTATTTAATTCTCTTTTTAATCTTCCTTGATATAATAAAGGGTCTTTTCTATACTTAGTCCATCTAGTTCTTTTTGTATAATTGGTAGTTGTAAAATCTGGATTATCTATACTAAAATTCCAGTTAGCTACTAACCTACCTGTTAATATTGGAGTATCTTGTATAACACTAGCAAATAGTTGGTAGGTTATATTTTTACAAACCTTATTGAGATTCTTCCAAGTAACCTTTCTGAAACTCTTTATCTGCTTTTCAAATTCATCTATATTTGTTGTAATCATTTTTATTTTCCTAAGAATACAAAAAAACCAAATGTAACATTACCTGGATCTATAGGAACTATATGTAGAATCTTATATTCCACTGTTCCTAAATATAAGGAATCTTCATTTGGACTTGGTGTAGGAATATCAACACATAATAAAGTTTTTAGAGTCTTATCAGTTATCCCTGTTGGTACACCTTCTATTTTTTCATCTGTTGTAATTCCATATCCAATATATTCGGTAGGAACTCCTGGAGTCCAACCTGTTTCATCATTAAATGTACCATTATTCGGTTTAACTAATTTAACAGTTTTTCCTGACTCTTTAACTAAAGGAATTGCTACTTCTAATTTTAATTTTAATTGCTCTGCCTCTGTCATCTTCTCTACCCTGTAATTACAGGAATCTGAGCCTGTGTTCCTGCTGGTCTAAGTAAATAAGGATTAAGTAAGAGATTAACTTGCTTGAATCTATCCACAGAAGATTTCATTGTATCTTTATATGTCTTATCTGTTTCAATTACAGATACTTTATTTTTCTCTGATAACAGATTTACTTTCTCATCTATGTAAACATCTACACCAGTTTTAACCTGCTTAGATATTTCAATAGTTGCATTTTTAACTGCTTTTGGTACTCCAAGAGATACTACGGTATAATCTTCATCGTAAGATTCTCTTGGGAATTTAAGGGCTTGTGTATCTAATAACTGCCAACCTTTATATTCATATTGCAAATCTATAAAGTCTGTAGCCTGAACCAACCACCCTTCAATTTGAGCATCAGTTTCGGATAGAACATCAATACCTCTATTTGCAAAATAGTCTCTATATTCCTGTACACTAACATAACTGTTAGAATCTGTAAGTCCTGTTCCATCCTCCACTATAAATGCCATCTAGTTCCCTCTTGTGTATAAAGCCTGTACTAATTGTGCTTTGGTTAAACCTTTAAATTCTAATCCATACTCAGCACATAATTCTTCTAGCTCTTGTTTATTAAGCTCTTCATATTTCTTTTCTTTTGGAGCTTGTCCTTTAACTAATTCTGTTAAAGTATTTATTCTTGCCGTTAATTCAGCAACTTGCTTTTCAAGTGTATTTATTCTTACTGTATCTGATTGTCCAATTGTGGTAGATACTCTAAATTTTCCTGCCATTACTATCCCTTCCTTATTTTAAAATTTGCCTAAAAGGGGAGAAGAACTTCTCCCCAGGAAGGCTTTTTTAGTTTGTATAAAGTACAACAAATCCTGATTGTTTTGCATCAAACATAAGTTCCCATGCAGCACCATCTGCAAGTTCGGCATTTGTAGGAGCTTCACCAGCAGGAGTTCCTTTATAGTTCCATCCAGCAGGATGTAATGCAAAGTTTCTCTTAGTCATAAGAACTTCTTCACCCATACCTTTAGATTGGTCAGCTTCAATATGAACAGGTAAGAAACCTTGGGAAGTCTCTGCGAAAGCAAAAGACCCTTTCTTTAATAGAACTGTACCATATACGTTTGTTGCACCTGCAACTGTATAAGTTTTGGTTAGGATAGGAACTCTATCGTCTACGATTATTCTCATATCTCCGTAGTAGTTAAATAAAGCTAAACTATCTTTGTCTTGGATAGTACTGATTAAACCTTGTTTTCTCATATCTGCAAATACAGCAGAGTGAACAATCATAGCAGCAAATGGGTCAACATTATCACCAAGTAAAGACTGAGCATCAATAACATGGTTAGCACCAATTATAGTAGATGCAGAAGGTTCAGCAGAAACATCAGCAGAAGCATCAAGAGAGATTTTTGTACCATCAGCAGAAGCTGTAACACCCTTAATCTCTGATACTAATACATTTTGCATCTCAGATTGCCAATAAGCATTTACTTTAGCTTGGATTGCATTTAAAGCATTAGAACCAGCTAATATGGAAGCTAGTTTACCTGCACCCCAATCCATCTTTCTCATTTGTCTTACAAAGTTGATTTCAAATGTACCAATTTTACCTGGTGTTAAAGCAGTACCCTCTACAGGAATAGCTGATTCTGTAGCAGTAATATCACCCCAGTAAGGAACAGTAAATTTTCTACCACCACCATTTAACATTTGAGCCATTAAAGCATCATTGTAAATAATACCACTTTGGAACAATGCATTTTTATCTGCAAGCATGTCCATTAAATAATCTGCCATTGGTTCTGGCACTATCACGTCTGAAATTAAAGTCATTTTCTATGTTCTCCTAAATATTTTCTCGCTTATTGCGATTGTTTTGCTTCATCTCTTTTTCTGTTGTAAGCATCTTTGTTTTCAGTATATAACTTGGTTCTCTCGGCAGGACTTAATTCATTCCATGATTTCTTCATTAAGTCACTTAAAGCTCCTGAAGAACTTCCACCACTACCTGCTCCCATGTTAATAGGTGCTCCAATAAAAGGTTTACCTTCTTCTGATTTAGCCCAATATGTTATTCCCTCAAGAATATCAAATTCAGGACTTCCATTATTTTTATACTTAACAACTTTCTTACCATCAACCTCTTTCACATAACAGAAGTTTTGTAATGCTTGTAAGGCAGTTGTTTTGAAAACATCTTTCACACCTACTTTATCTAAAGAGTCCCTTAATTCTCTTAGAGTCATTTCTCTATTCTGAGCTTGCTCTAAAGCTGATATAGTTTTCTCTTTTTCTTGAAGCTCATTTTCTTTAAACTGAATCTTTAGTTTGTAATCATTCTCTAGTGATTCAAGTCTAATTCTATTAGCCTCTTCAATTTGTTTAAGCTTTTCCTCATCCCCTGGATTTGCAGTTAGCTTTTTAATATTTTCTTCTAACTTCTTAAAATCCTCTATAGTCTTACCTTCTAGCCCTGCTGTGGCAGCCTTTAAAGTATCTAATTCAGTCTTTAAAGTTCTCTTCTCATTAAGGATTGTTTCCTTGTTTTCTTTTAATGTAGCTACATCTGTTGCATGTAACGCATCCACTTTAGTCAATGCTGTTTCTAATTGTGCTGGGTCTGTAATAATACTTCCTAGTATTTCTTTCAGTTTAGCGTAAAAATCCATTTAATTGTCCTTCGTGTCTCCTGACACTTTTCTTCTAATATTCAGTTACTCCTGTAACCGTTTTTTTAACCCTCTAAGACTTGTAATCTTTTCAAGGTTTTTTCTAATTGATTTATTTGGGTCTATCCCTGATTCTCCAAATAACTTTTCTTTTTCTTCCCTACTAATACTATTATACCATACTTGGAATTTTTTTGGTTCTTCATCACTATTGATATCTCCCTGAGCTACAATAGGTATAGGAAAACTCATTTTACTTTCATCCTTGTATAGGAATGTCCAATGACACATACAGTATGGATGGTAAGGAATCTCTGCTCCACCTGTTTCATCATAATCTCTGGTTCTAATTTTTCCATGTAAACTAGCACACTCATTACAAGTTGTAGCACATAAACAAGAGTTCCAAACTTGTCCCTCTATTATACCAGAGTTATTTTCTCCAAGACTCTTACTTATTCCTCCAACAACTGCTGAAGCTAAAGCTAAAGTCAATCCGTTAAAATTATTTACACTTTGTTGTAATATAGGAGCTTTGTATAAGTTTTCTCCTCCTATACTTTCTATTATATCATACTTGGAATTTTTTTCATTTGTCCAAGATAAATATAGCTGATTCTTAATAAGTCCTGCTAGTTTTGTTTTCCACAAACTTAACCATTCATCTATTGTAAGACCTTTAACACTTATATTCTTTATATCCTTCTCTACCTTAGTCCTTGATGGAGGTCTTACTGAATAAGGTAATTTGTAATCATCTATTACACCTTGTAGCATATCTACTTGTGCTGTGAACTCTATATTAAATAACTCTGCAAGTTCCTTGTCGAGATTTTCTCGTGGGTTGTAAGAATCGAGGAAACTATCGACAGACCTTTGCATCTTTCTTAATTCTAACAAACTCACTTCCTTTGTAGGATTTTCTAATAGAACCTGAATCAACTCTTGTAGAACTGTTTTTAACTCTTTAGATAGTCTTTGCTGTAATCCTAGGAAATATTGGTCTAAATATATATTATGTTCTGTTGTCACATCGTATGTCTTTTCTTGTAAAGTCATTTTCCTTCCTCTTACTTATATTATAGCATACTTGGAAAAAAATAAAAAAGCCCACTATTTCTAGTGAGCAGAGGAGGATTATGTTATGAAGGATTTCCTGTATCTGGAGTAGAAGCCTTCTTAGCATTTGGGTCAAACGGATTCTCTGTAGATAAGAATCTATCAGGATTTGTTTTAGTATCTATCACGGAATCCTCGACTTGCTTTTTGGAGGGTATGCTAGATTGAGCTTCCATAGCAAGGTCTCCAAAGACCATGTCGTAGAATCGTGAACTCTCTATTTCTTTTTGATGGTCTTTAAATGTTTTACTATTAGCTATTAGTTCACCTTTCTTTAATATATCAAAAGTTTCCTCATCAGATAGTAATAACTTCTGATTAAGTAATGATATAGAATTTATGTGATTAGCTGACATTATGGATGGGTCGAAATCTGTATTAACTTGACATTTTACAGACTCTAGTGTTTTTGATGGAATTTCTTTCTCATTATCCCACTGTACCATAATTCTTAATGCTCTGGTGAGAACCTCACTAACTCCAATAATAATAGATGTTAATACACTGTTCTGCCCACTAGATGTAATTGTCAAAGCTTCAGCACTAACATTTGCTGTAGCAGAATCTGAGAGAATTCTCGACCCCAAGGTTCCAATACGTGTGACAAGTTCTTGCATATATGTTTGCATACTTGCTACACTTGTTCCACTATATTCCATATATTGTGCTGTTCCTTGTAAAGGTAATAAAATAGCCTTACTACCTCCCAATAAGAGATTCTCTTGTTGGTCAGCTGCTAGACCAGAAAATATTGGTGTGGGCGACGAACATAGAATAAAGACATGTTGTATTAAAGCACTCATTAAATAATGTATTTGATTTAAATCTACTATAGGGCTTAAAGGGCTTGGAACTTCTTTCATTGTAACACCTTGAGGAGTAACCACATAAAAAGGTATAAAGTCTAAAGGCTTTCCTTGCATTTTAGGTTTTATAGATTCATACAAATAACATCCATCATAGTAATTATCTGAGTTAGCATTTATAACTCCGTCTGAAACCTGTATATAAGTTTCTACAATATATTCATTTGATTCATCTAATTTTAATACTGTATAAGAATCTACTGTCTTATCAGAAAAAGGGTCTATGTTATTAGGGTTTATGACTTCTGATTTTAAAACGACTAATGTAAGAACCTTTTTACCTTTTCTTATTTCTTCTTTCCAATTGATAATAGATTCTGCTGAATACATTGCACAAAAAGACTGTATCTGCTGTGCTTCATACTCAGCCTTAGATAATGATTGTGTATCCACAGCAGGAAAGTCAACAAGTATACCACATTTACCTTGTAATAATGTTTCTTTAATAACAGATTCTGCAAATGCAAACAATGATGCCCCATCAGAACCAAAGTTCTGTCTGTAACGTTCTGTTAAGGAAGGATTAGTTAGCAACAAATCTTTACGGAATGATAGTCCTAAAAATGCACTTATGGTACGATTCACCGTATTATAGTATACAGCATTTTGTAAAAATATATTATAGTAATAGTCTCCATTAGTACCTTTATGTGCTCCTAATCTAGGTAAATATAAATCCCTCTTTTGTTTAACTTGGTCTTGCCCATCATAAAAATCTCTGTTCTTTATCCACCTATCTTTATTCTTTAAATATATACTGTTAGGTTGTGTTAAACTCATATAAATAATTCTCCTTATATACATTATACCATATAAGGAAAAAGTTTAATTTAAATGGGCTCTATGTGTATTATTTTCTATAGACTTTAAAACATATTGTATATGTTTTTCTATTTCTTCTATTGGAGGAATTTCTGTGAAACATTCTGTATGTCCTGCAAAATATTTGTTAGGAATGTACTGCTTGTCTTTAAATAGTTTATGTAAGTATTTTTCTATGTATACAGCCTTATATAATGTTGTATTTAATTCATATATAATCTTACTTGTATAAGGCATGGTAGTTTTACTATTAAATCGCCTTTTTGTATTTTTAGCTATACCTATTTTATAGAAGGCTTCTGGAATAGTACTAATATCATCAAAGCATACTATTATATATAAATTTGATGCTCTTAAATCCCATTTACATTTATGTCTTTCAGCTAAGGTTTCGTTATAATATCCAGGGAGAGTTTGTCTTGCACATTCAGGACATCCTGTAGCTTTATATGTTTCTCCTCCTATTATATGATGCCACTGAGTACTCCATGTATGAGCACATATAAGACATCCCCACTCAAGAGGGTCATTTTTTGTTTTTACTTCTGTAGATAATAATGTAATTTTATCGTATATCTCAGGTTTTTGTTTTAATTCATCTTGTAACTCTTTTATAGTTATTCGTCTTTCTTCTTTTTGGCAGTCTACACATGGAGTAGTTGTTTTTTCTTTTAGTACTTTTTGCATCATAACACTCCATTGAGATTTCCATGTTCTACCACAAGTCAAGCAGTGCCACTCTATATTTGATGCTTTTTCATATGTTTCTTTATTGTTTATTACTATATTTTTAAATTTGTTTTTATGTATTTCCATAAATTCTAAAACTTCAGATAGTGGTGTCCTTGTTTTTTTAGAACTACATGGTTTACAACGCTTGCCACACCTTCGTGTATTATCCCAGTTAGCCCAATATTCTCTCCCACATAATAGGCATCTCCATAATAAAGGGGTTCTTGCTGAAGTATACTCTGTAGATAATAATTCTATTGTAGAAAATTCTTCTGGTCTATCTTTTATATATTGTCTTATACTTTCTATAGTGTAAGGATTATTTTTACTGCATCCTATATGTCCACCTCTGTAATGGTCTCTTGGTTTTTGAAAAAAATAAACACCACATTCTATACAAAATAACTCTACATCTTCTTTAGCAGATTTGTAAACTACTCTATCATATCCAAATTTATTATCACCATGTATACATTTACTTTTAGTAATAAACTGCTCTGTTGTTGAAACTCCCAACTCTTAATTCTCCTATAATAAAAAAGGATATAAAAAATTCCTCCTTAAAGTAGCACCCATTATATCTGACCAGCCAAAAATCAGTACACGGCAATAAGGAGGATATCATTTATATCCTTGTGTTTTTCAATTTAATTTATTTTATTTTAGCTGTTGTGTATAAAGTAAGAGCAAGTGCTAATCACTCTTACTTATATTATACCATACTTGGAATTTATTTTAATACACTGAAGCAGTTATGGTTCTCACTTGAGGAGAGTTAGTTAAAACTATATATCTTGTTACATCAGCAAACTCATCTCTAGTACCTTTACTACAATCATCTATATTCTTAGGGTCTCTAGGTAGATTAGGAACTTGTTGTAACCAATATCTACAATTGGATGTTACAAATAATGCAGGAGAAGTTAAAGACTGATTTTTCCAGCCATGTCCTGCAACAAACATACTTCTCATTTTAGAATATCCTTCAATCCTACTTCCTGCTGGCTTATAGAAAGGCTTAAATAAACAGTTTATGTCATACATCTCTCTTCCGTAAAATCCTCTGTTTATATCCTCTACCTGACAATGTTTATTATTGTCTCTTGTATATATAGCTCCATCTCCAGCCCCAGGTAATACATTAACATGATTCAGATGTTCTAACTCATATTTTCTAATATGTTCTCCTATCTGTATGTCTGATATACCTAAACCTTTTTCCAAATTATGAGGGTCTCCTCCAAATATCTCATCTACAATAATAATTGTTCCTTTTGGAAAATAATACTTCTTATCTTCAATCTCGATTGCTGTTCCATCACATACAATATTATATATTACTGCAAAAGGAGCACTAGAACCCCAGTCAAAGTTTCTATAAACCTTTTGTCCTGCTGGTAATTTAAATTGTGGCAATTTGTTCTCAGACTCTTTAAATGAGTTTGTAAATAAAGCATCTAAATCAACATTCCAATTACCATATAAGTACATCTGTCTTTTGACTTCATCATCCATGCTCCTTAATCGTTCTATATATCCTGGGTCACTCTGCATAAGAGCATCATTATCTATAGCAAGACTAGGAACAAATAATAATGGTAAACTTTCGCCTTCTACTTTTGTTAATTTATAAGGTTCTAAAACATCAACAAATTTTTTCTTCCACCATAATCTACTAACACCAGAAGGGTTAGTAGCCCCTACTATTTTAGGTACACAGTGTTTATATGGACTATCTTCAGGAGGTCGCCAAGAGCCTAATCGAACCCTTGTAATAATGTGCTGAATATATTCTTCTGGTAGCGAAGAACTTTCATCAATCAATGCCAGACCCAATTCAGCCCCCGTGATTGATTCAATAGCTGCCTGACTACTTAAATGTATAAGTCTTATTACACTACCTCCAGCCCATCTATTTCTTTTAGCTCCTCCATTCTTAAATGATATAGTATTTGTAGAGTAATTTATTTTACATAATTTAGCATCAACTAATGGCTGTAACATAACAGGAAATCCCCCATCCCCTGCCAAATAGGATTGAACTAAAGATTTTAGCTCTCTCCTAATTATATATGTTTGTAACCCAGGCATACTAATAGAGTAAATATATGCCATGGCTCTTATTACCCAGCTCTTACCTCCACCAGCTGCACCACCTGCTAATATAAATGATGAAGGAGCTTCTAATATCAATCTCTGCTTTGGTTGAAAATTAAGTTCAATAGGGATATCATAACTACTGGTTAAGCCCATATTTTTCCCTCTTAGCTTCATCAGCTTCTTTTGTAGGTAAAACAAAATCACCATTACCCATATTAAAGTTAATATTAGCAAATCCGTTTCCACCACCAACATCCTCACCAAAGAAAGAACTGAACTTCTGGAGCTGAAGCAATGCCTTGTCCCTAGGATATAGGCTGACAGTATGTATTTCAATGGATGCATCCTTTGGATGTAAAGTTTTAGTAATCCCCAAAATAGGTGCACACTTGGCTTCACCCAAAATTTCTTTAGCCTCTTCTATAGATTCATAACGAAAATTACCCTCAGTATCTATATAGTCAAAAATATTATAGAAGGCAAGACTTGTCCAATATAGAAATATTTGATTATTAACCTTAGTACTAGCCATCTCCTTTAAAAGATTTCCATAAATCTCTAAACAATTCTCAAACTCAACCTTAGCAATAATAGCCTCAGCCTTAGACCCTGGGAACTTTACAACCCTTTCTCTATTCTCTGGGTCATAAACTTCCATATAAGCCTTTAACCCATCAAACCCATTTGTACAATATAATAGAAACATTCTCTTCTCTTTCGGTGTCAGAGCGTTCCAATCATCCTCATCCTTTAATTCTCTCTCTATTCTCTCTTTAGATATAAACATAAATACCTCGCAAGCTCAGGGGATAATTTCACCCCCATATTCTGCGAAAAACCCCACAGTAAACTACTATGCTTGAAACCCTTCTATACAGGTATTTCACTGGTTTTCCTATATTTACATTATACCACACTTGGAAAAAATTAGTAATTTCAAGAAAAAATTATAGTAAATTAAACAAAAACATATATAGTAGTGTAATCGTGGACATTAAAAATTATTCTAAAAACCTTTAAAAATACCATATAAATTACCTATAAAAATAGTATTATTTCCTATATAAAAACCCCACATAAAAGCTATAAAATCCACCCTAAAACAACCCCATTAAAGCATAAATTGTTTCTCCTAAAAATTATTGAAGAGGGTGGACAAAACTTAACAAAAAACTAATAAAAAACTGTGAAAAAAGCATCAAAAATACACTAAAAATCTTACTAAATAAAACACCTAATATAGTAGCGAAAACATTTTCTTATTATTTGTTAAAACCCTTCTATTCCCCTGCTTTAAAGTTGTACACAGGTTTTACTCTATGTAATATCTCTACAGATTCACTCAAGTATTTTTCTATCTCTGTATGGTCTTTGTACGCCATTGGTGATTCATCTAAGGTATCTTTAGAAACGCAAGATGAATAAACATCCTTCATAGAATCTCCAAACTCTTTAATATCTATCTGTTGTTTAGCCTCAGACCTAGACATAACTCTCCCTGCTCCATGTGGTGCAGAATTATTCCAATCAGAATTACCTTTACCTTTTCCTATAATTAAACCATCCCTCATATTCCAAGGAATCACAACTAATTCATCTTTATGTGCAGATATAGCTCCTTTTCTTATCACCTTATCTTTAAAGTCTATATAATTATGAACAGATTCTATGGACTCTAATACATTACATTGTAGGAAAGATACGATGTTGTCTGCCATAATTTCTCTACTTCTTGTTGCATATCTTTGAGCCACTTTCATATGTCTTATATATTCTTCAGCAGATTCTCCTGTAAGATATTCCATTCCTTTTGGTATGGAAACCTTATTTCTATTTATAAATTCTTCTCTTTCTTTTGGAGGTATTAGAGAAATATCTATATCATTACTTTTATTTTTTACTGCTATATTTTGATGATATTTAGCTACTTGTAATCCAAAGTTTCTTGACCCTGAATGAATAGTTAGCCACAGATAATCTTCCTCATCCTTTCCTATCTCTATAAAATGATTTCCTCCACCTAAAGACCCTACAGATAACAAAGCTCTTGAATTATCAATACCTATGATTTGACATACTTCTTTTATATCTAGCTCAAGGTCTGTTCCCATAAATTGCTTTTTATTATTTGTAGAAAACCCTGATGGTATATTATTTTTAATAAATACATCTAATAGCTGAAAATCTATTTCTTTTATATCTAATTTATAGGATAACATTCCACAACCTATATCTACACCTATGACATTAGGTATTATCTTATCTGATAATTCTACGGTTGTGCCTATAACTGCTCCTGCACCTGCATGTATATCAGGCATGAATCTTGTTTTACAATCTTTAAAAGCTGGGTGATTTAAAAATGTATAAACTTGACTTAATGCAGTCTGTTCTACATAATCTGTGAATATTTTACAATCTGTATATCTTCCTTGTAGTTCCATATATCTCCTCACTTTGGTTCTTTAGGTAATTCTTTCCAAAACAAAACCCTATCATTTATTTTATAATAAGCATAGTCTCCATTCTCTATAG